CATGAGGGGTTATCGTTTTTAACGATAACCCTACCCGACTTTGGTAAGTCAGCCCAAAGCTGGGTTGACAAACGAAAGGTCGGTATGGACACGTGGTTCAAAAGAGGACCTGGTGCAAGGCGGCCCCGCTATTTGTGAGGATTCTTCAACCGTGTGTTCGACCGGAGTAGTGGCTTGTTACTCAACGAGCCAGATGAGGCTGCTATCAAAGCCTTACGTCAGCTAACGCTGATGTTTGGCAAGATGCAGCTTCCGTGCAGTGATGCGCGGAATGCTGCGGCCTTAAATGGCTATATTGAGTGTGAGCAGGACGTTCGTCGCTCGGATGCGGCACTCTCTGAGAGTGATCTCGAAGAGTTCCGCGTTATGTCTGAGCTGCTTTTCGGTCGGCTCTTTAGTCAGATGGACAGAGATGTCCTTTTTGACAGAGTTGTTCCGAAGCATGGACCAGGATCTACCGCTGACCATATTTCTGGAAATCAGAAATGGAATCAGCGGACCTGGACCAGACGGTTAGAGCGGGTTTTTCCCGCGGTCTACCATGTCATCCCTAATTGGCGTTATACGCACGTTTTGGAAGACATGAACGTCCTCGAACCCGGAGAAGAGGAACCTGTAAAGGTAACTCTTGTTCCTAAAACGCTCAAGACACCCCGAGTGATAGCGATGGAGCCCACTTGCATGCAGTATATGCAGCAAGGGGTTTATCGCTGTTTTCTCGAGTATTTCGAGAGAGATAGACTGCTCTCGAAATTGATTGGATTTGCCGATCAGGTTCCTAATCAGGAACTTGCTAGGCAAGGTTCGATTGATAACCGGACCGCAACGCTCGACTTGAGCGATGCTTCTGATCGTGTCTCGAATCAGCTCGTCAGGACTATGGTTGCTCGGTGGCCCAATGTAGCTAGGGCTATCGATGCGACCCGGTCAAGACGGGCTGTCGTAGATGGTAAGGTTGTTAGACTTGCCAAATACGCGTCTATGGGTTCAGCACTTTGCTTTCCAATGGAAGCAATGGTCTTTTTGACCATGATCTTCGTTGGGATTCAGAGATCGCTTAACACGTCACTTTCCCGGCGAGACGTAGAACGTTTCGTCGGCTCGGTGCGTGTCTATGGGGACGATCTAATCGTTCCTGTAGATCATGTGCTGTCCGTCGTTCAGGCGCTTCAGCTTTTTGGAGCTGAAGTTGGCTTGAGCAAGTCATTCTGGACTGGTAAGTTCAGGGAGTCTTGCGGGAAGGAATATTATGATGGCGAGGACGTTAGTATTGTCCGCGTCCGTCAGTTATTCCCAACACGACGGCAGGATGCTGTCGAGGTGGGCTCGCTAGTGTCCCTCCGAAACCAACTCTATATGAGTGGTTATTGGAGGACCGTGCGAGTTCTGGACCAAAAAATCGAAGGGTTGATTAAATTCTTCCCGACGGTTGGTCCAGATTCCTCGATATTGGGCAGGGTGAGCTTTGTGGGCGAAACCTTCGGGTATCGCTTCACAAAACTGCACCCAAGCCGTCAAAGCCCCCTTGTCAAGGGCTTTGTAGTGTCGGCCAAACCCCCCAAAGATAATTTGGAGGGGACTGGTGCCCTACTTAAGTGTTTGCTTAAGCTAGACACTCCAACCGATACGGATCCTCATCCGTGGTTGGAACCTGGTGCGATCGTGGGTGGTCCCTTTGGGACATACCACGACGCCACCTTGTGGGCAAGCCAACCCCAGGGTGACAGCAAGCACTTAGAGCGTTCTGGACGCCCTCAGCGCGTCGACATCAAGCTGAGGTGGAGCTCACCTGTTTAA